TAACATCTGTGTCAGACTTATCTACCAGCTTTTTATCTTCTGGTATTTCATCAAAGTCATGCTCTGTAATCCTTTCAACAGATAGAGGACTTTTAATATTTGTATCTCCATTCTCATGCACTATTGGAACTATTTCAGCCTCTTCGATAAATTTAATATGTTCATCTAAGAAACGTCCATTACGTTCTTCATATTCTTCTTCAGTCAAAGGCTCATCAAGATATCTCATAAACTTTTGATATATCTTTGCTCCTGGTGTTAAGTTTCTAGTGCATAAGTTAGAATAATCTTTATCTACTGCTCTACAAGCATCTTCTATTTCATTAAAAAAGCCCATAGCTATATTGAACTTAATGAAGTCGTCTAATGCAGCTTCACTTAAATCCAATATAGATGTTACGCCGTATGGTTCCAAAGACTTCAATACGGCATTTTGATTTGCTTCTGAAAGTTTAAATCCAGGAAATAGTTCATCTTTGCCATCTTCTGGTTCATGAATATTAGTTAGAGTTTTATATGGCTCTGTTCTATCCATACCCAGTTTCCAGTCTGGATGTCTTTTCCTAACTTTCTTTATATATTTTTTCTTTCTATTAGTATCAAAGTGTTCATCAAACACCCATCTTTCATAGAAAGAAGACTTTTCTAAATACTTCTGTTTAGCTTCCGGAGAAAGTTTCTCAACTTCTGCATCTGGTAATAATAATTGAGCTTCTATCTCTTTTAAGCTATCGAATCTAAAGGCTGTGTCTTCCAGCCATTCTTTGAATTTATCCTCATCTAAAGATATGATAGCTTCATTCATATTCTACCTCCCTAATATCCTAAATGTAATATTGCATCAGCTAGGACCATTAGAGCTTCTCCAGATGCTGGACCAAATACAGTTGGGAATGCAGTTTGCATATAGTTTGCTACATTTTGAACTGTAACTGAAGTTCCTGGATTTGACATATATGTTGAAGTATATGCCAAGACATCTTGAATCTTAACAGCTTGTCCTTTAGCTAATACGTGTATGATATAATTATACACTACTTGACCAACTGTTCCATTATTTTTATTCAATGCGAATAATGCTGTATTAATTATGGTATTGTGATGTATATCAAATGACATTGCATTACGTAAATTAAAATCAGCATAATCTGCTAATACAAATCCACATTGAGATAATAATTCTGATAAATTACTGTATCCCATAAATCCAAGTGCATATGCTATTACTACACCTGTTTTATATGGTAATACATTCGTATTTGCAGCTAATTTAGTTGCATATACTAACTTATCATCTACTGTTAATTTGAATACAGTATTTGGATTACCTAATGCGTCTTCAGCTAACATTAAATGAATATTATCTAAAGCTGTTTCTGGTAATCTAGTAGCTCCACTTACTAATGCACTATAGATAGGTAAGTGTGCAAATATAGATATTTCATTTATATATCTATTTATCATATCACCTACAGATAATGTTTGTGGTGCTGTTGCCACTTGTGCTGCTTGAACATTTCCTACTGCTACTGTAGGTCCTACTGCAGCTGTCGGTTGTTGCGGAGCTATAGTTAAAGCTGCTTTTGCCATATTACTTACTGAAGTTGCTAATGCGAAATAACTTTCCGTAATATTACAAAGTTTTAATGCCAATGCGTATGCTTTAGCATCATTTGCTTTAAGTATACCTAACATTCTTATCAAATCTTCATTAATCATTGGTTTAAGCAATTCTTTATCTTGTAATGAAGTTTGAATACTTCCCATTCTTGCCAAAAGTCCAATTAAGAAATTTGGATTAGCTTGATTTATTGTAGCTATATCCATTTCTGTAACTGAACCATCCGCATTATTTGGGAACATTTGAATATAACTCATTCTATACAATTCTCTATTGAATGATATTAAATCTCTATCATTAGTAAAGTTATATAGATTGCTACATAAATCCCCCACGATGTTCATAACATCTGGGTTTTGTGCTACAGCTAATTGCGTAGCGTAAGGCTTTGTGTTTGCCCTTTTATAGGCATCATTGACTAATGCAAACGAATAGTCATACCTATTTCTAAATGCAGTCGGATTATAATAATTATTTATGAACGTATCAAACGGAGTTGTAATCGTTCCGTATAGTCCATCTCCTCCTGCTGGAACATGCTTTAGATGTTCCGAAATTCTCCCTCTTAAATCTAGTAGTTGATTTCTTTCGACGTTAAACATTTTCTTTTCCTCCTTATATTTTTTTTAAAGTAAAATTGTATAATAATACCTAAATATATATAGTTATAGATATGATAACTATTCTATATAGACCTAAGTTTTTTATTTAATTCATCCTCTTCCAATTCAGTGTCTAATACGTATTCATCTAATGTAGTATTATTATCCATATTAAACGGTTCATAACTCATAGTATTATCATCAGATAAATAGAACATTCTAATACTACGTCCATAATCATCTTCTCTTATTCTAAATTTATCTAAAGGCATAACCACATGTATTTCGCTACTATTAGGTATAAGAGTTCTTACTGGTCCAGAGTTACGAAGTCCTTTTGTATAATGAACGTACATAGTTTCATTATCCATATCTCTTGGACTACGGTTATATCTTGCTGTACCATCTCTATCTTTCTTAACTCCCATACTCATAAAGTTTTGATATGTAATTTGATCTGTCTCTTCATTTCTTTCTTCAATAGAAGTTTTATGACAGAATATCATAAGCTCTAATTCAGTAGAAAGAAGTTTAGAACCAGCTAACAATCCAGGACTAAAGTTAAGCACTGGGTCTACTTGTCTAGGCCATTTAGCACATTCTCCAATAATGTTTCCCACTTCTCCAGATAATTGTGCCGCAGTCAATACAGGAACTGATTTGTGTACTGCTAAGTCTCTGCATTCTTTTACTTTCTGTCTAAGCAATGCTGCTCCGTCTGCTCCTGTAGTTCCTAAATGCTGATGTTTACTACTATATACTTCTAGTCTGTCTACGTAATCTATTAGTACCATTATAGGCATAAATCCTAAATTCACACAGTTATTAAACTCATCATCTACTTCATTAATAGTAGTATAGTAATCTCCGGTAAGTCTTTCTATATATACTATAGGAAGTTGAAGTCCGCTTTTCTTATTAGTTTCTAATACTAATCTTTCTATATCTTCATCAGTCATCCTTTTCATTTCTTCTTCATCTATAGATATTCCGCACCATTGTAAATGTCTTACCATAAGTTGCTTTCTTGTAAGCTCTAAGCTTATGTATAAAACACATGGCTTATATTCTTCATTTATAATATCACATCTATTACGTTTACTAGTATATAATGCAATATTTTGAAGTATCATTGATTTACCTGAACCAGTATATGCTCCGAATAATATACACGTTTTTCCTGTAAACCCTCCCCCGCAAAGCATATCTATTGCTGGGATGGTTTTAATTCTATGGGTAACTGCTTTACGCATATCTACTAACACTGGTGTTAAAGTTCCATGTGTAGTTTCTGCATCAGGGTCAATTATCAATACATTAGATGACGCAGAACCTATCTTAATCATATTTACTTGCTTATATAATTCATCAGACGCCTGCATAAATGTACGCATAGCATCTACTGTCTTTTTACTATTACTTGCATATTCTATAGTATTAAGACTATCTTGTAATGTCGTAACAGTATTTTCTACTTTACTTCTTACACTAATCGCATTGATAGTGTCTAATAAATCTTTTCTAAATGATGCAGTGTAGAAGCTATCATCATTTATATTTACCTTTACTTCATCTGAAAATTCTGTTTGACTTATTTCATACATAACTTCATTTCTATCTATAATGTTTTCATCTAATACTTTAGATAAAACATGAAGTAAAAGTTGTATATCTTTATCTGTTTTATATTCTTGATTCATACTATTAATACATCTATTTGCAGCTGATACGAAAGCTCTATCTTTAACATCTTGTAAGATACAGTTTAATACAGCCACTATAAGTTCTTTTCTCATTCGTTATCTCCTTCTAAAATTCGTTTTAATATATCCTCAGGGATACTTTTATTGTAAGTTTTTGTGTATATATCTTTTAATAAATGTACTGCGTCTTGAGTTTGTAGTACAGTTTTATTAATTACATATTCTTTTTCAACTTTTACATTAGTTTTCTTTATATATTTAGCATTAATGCTTTGCTTCCAAGTGTTATATTTATTCTTCGTCTGGTCTTCATTATTAAGTATTACATTAAATATAACATTATCGTAGCTAGGTCTAATACTATTTGCTATAAGAACGTCTAATGTATTTTTTGTAAAATCTAAATTTATATATTCATGTTTTATTAAATAAGGATTTTCTATAGTTCTATATTCATAATCATTACTATGTAAATCTATAAGTTTAAGTCCATAGTCTTTATTATGGTCATGTCCTCTTTCATTTATTATTCTATTAGTATAATAAACATTCTTATTAGATATGCTACTATGAACATGACCTCCTACTACAAGATATTTTGCTTTATTTATAAAGTCATATTCACTTACGACTATAGAACGTCCCATATTAAATTTACTATCCACTTGATTTAAAGCTGGAATAGCAAAGTCCATCATACCGTGGAATATAACCACGTCTGATTTTGTATGTTTATTTAAATCTTCTAAGAATAATTCATACTTTGGATAATATAACTCTGGTACTAATAATAAAGAAATTCCTTGTATTTCCATATTTGTCATTTTATCCACATATATAAACGTGTCAAGCATCTTATGTATATTCTCCATAATCCTTCCATCGTGACTTGGAGTTCCTCTTAATACTATAAAACACGTATTATATTCTCTACATATTTTTGATATGTTTTCTACAAAGCTAACTAGATTAATAAACTCTTCTGTCTCTGCTCTTAAGTTAGCATCATCAGTAGTATCTCCAGCTATACAGAATATATTTGGTCTATATGTTTTAATCGTATCCTCTATATAAGATAAGAGACACGGAATTAATTCCTTTTCTATTCTTTCAAAATGTAAATCTGCTGTAATTAAAATTCTTTTCATATTAAAATCTCCTTTACAAAGTTCGTTAAATACGGTATAATATATATAATTATCTGGTGAACAATTATACTTTAAGGAAAAAGACAATATAGTGTCGAAATATTTATTTTATAAGGGGTGTTTAAAAATGTCACGAGAAAAAGAGTCGTTTTTACAATCAGTGAAAATCACTATAACACTTTCTGCACACATGTTTTATGCGTGTTTTACTTGGGGTGTTGACGCATTATATATAATATCTATGAGCCTTTTGGAGAAGATTACAAAGCATAAGGAAGCTCTTAAATCATTAATTCCAGATAAAGCTTTAAACTTTCTAGAGAAGTTACAAAAAGAAATAGAAAATAATAAAGAAGCTCTTAATACAGCTACAGAGATAGTAAAAGAAACATTTGAATCAGCTAGAAATATAAATAAATTTGAAGAAACAAGTGTACAAGATACTGTCCAAGAAAATTGCGAAGTTAATAAATCTTCGGAAGAAAACCCTAATATGTCTAAAACCCAAGAGGAAGCAGACATAAAAATTAAAGTAGAACACCCACATACTGAATTTGAAAAAGGATTGGATGCTACTGTGCAAAGCATCGTTAACATAACTGTAGGGGATATTCATATACATAATATATCTAAAATTTCTAGTATAGTATCTACATTAAAGAAACTTGGGGATGAAGTAAGTCATTACGACCCTAAGACTACAAGTGTAGAAGACTTACAAGAACTTGGAAAAATAATAGCAGAAAACTTAAATAAACTTGACGAAGATAAGAAAGGTGATTGATGTGTTTAAATTGTATAAGCTTAAGAAATCTGTAGATGATGATAACTCTGTCGTAATTTATAGTTGGGATGGAATTGTCAGCGATAGAAAGATAATTAACATTTGGAATAATATAGTAGATTCATATAAGAAATATCCTAAATTAAATCTAGACGACTGTCTTGATATATTGGATATATTTTATGATGAAGTGTTAATGTATCGTAGTGTTGTAAATAAAAGCTTAAGTGTAACTCAGTTGTTTACTGATAGCACATTTAGAATATATCATATCAAACATGCAGAGGGAAAGGTTATTAAAAGAGTAGCTATATTAACTGCCAGAATAAATAATACTATCAATAAAGGTATTATAAGACCTATAGTTAGATTTGAATATGTAGATGATAGTAGTGCATTAATAAAACATGAAGAAATAGTGAACTTAAGTAAAAACAAAGCATCAGTATTAGATGATGTATCAAGTAGATGATTGGGAGTAGAGATGCTCCCTTTTCATTTATTTACGGCAATAAAGATAGGTAATTTTTAGCTATATATCATATAGTGTTATTATAATATATTAGTATATTATATATAAGGAGTTAACTATGTACGTCGGGATAAGAAAGTGCATGGTGGGAGACGAATGACAGCTTAATGATGCAGTTAAGTGAAGGTCGTTCACATGAGATAGTTTGGCAGCTATCAATCATATCAGCAGTACGATGTGATACATGGAGAGGCTCCTAGAGTTACATGGATGGAGGTGGCAGCAATCAGATGCTTAGGGCGATAAGATTGGGCGTTGTAGGTTTTGAAGCGAGAGCTTGTAATGGAGACGCGAAGGTCGATGCTGGTGTAACTTGGAAAAGAGAAGAATAGTTTGAGTACTGACAACAAACCAAACAAACTATAATAAAGGAGGCGTACTTCTTCTTTTTTTTGTTTGGCGTAAATAAATGGATAGGGGGAATTAAATCCCCCGAGTGATAACGTGAAAGATAAAACTAATAAAAATTCACATTATCAGTTGTTATAAAATTATGCGTAAGTTAACACAACTTGGTCAGTAGCTGCCTTTTGTCTAATAGTTTCTAGTAATTGTTTTCTATCAGATTCCGCATTCTGGAAGTTATCTAAACTTAAGTCTACGTTTCCAGTTCCTATCTCTATCTTAAGATTTCTTAAATCATTATTATAAAGATTTATCATCAAGTCGTATCTACATAGTTCTTCAAACCAGTTTTCTAAACCTATAGTAATAGTGCTCAAGTTTTTAGGATGTGTACACTCTATTACTACTTTATAATATCCCCCATACATCGGAGTATTATATTGCCCCATATTCTTCATTACTAAAGAAGCGGGAGGTCTAAAAGCAATACTAGGTTTTTCTATATTTTGCTTAGCTATAGATTTAGCAGTCCATGATGGCAAGTCATTCTTTATACTTGTACTCCATCCATTTACTAATCCATATCTACGCGTTTCATTTAAGAAAGCTCTTTTTATTTGTACATCAAGCTCTCTAAATCTATCCATAATCGAGTCTGGTATTCTATAAGCAACATCATTATAAGAGTATATTCCTCCTATAATTTCTTTACTCCATGCTGTAACTATACTATCTATATTCATTACTATATGAAATCCAGATACTCTGTTAAAGGTTTTAAGACTATTATTAATAATACTGTCTCTTATAATATTATCATTATAAGCAGCTCCAAGTATTCCATTCAGTCCTATATCTTTTTTTAGCTTATCTATAAGTACATTTATATTCATAATTCCTCCTTATTAGAAGTCATTAAGTATACTTAATTTAGTCATCTTCATCGCATCTTCAAATGAAGCTGTTTTCTTAACTGGGTTCTTTATTAATATAGCAGAAGTAGTAGGGTCTATCATAACTATAGACTCATTTCCTATATACTTATTAATTAGAGAATTACTTTCAGTTCCAAACATACCAGCAGTACGTTGTACAAGTTCTAAGTTTACTACTTTCATATTAACAGTGTCGTATATTTGAACTTTTCCTCCAGTTAGTACGCTATTCCAGTTAGCTGGATTTTGTACGTAATCTATACCTATAACTTCTATTTCTTTTGCAAGAATAGGATTTTGCGTATTATCAAATTGTCCCACAGTACGTATAGAAAATCCTGGTGCAACTCCATTAAGCATTTCTAATGCTATATGTGGATTTGTAATAGAAGTTTTTATTGTAAAGTATGTTTTATTATTAGCTTGTCTATATCCAATAACTCTATGAGTAATATTTTTACCAGGTGCACTATGTAATCTTTGCATAGTTCTTTGGAATGCTCCCTCTGGGTCTTTATTATCCAATTCTATAGTGGGGTGCTCATTCTCCAATGGTGTTAATAGTTATTCGCTACATAACTACAGAAGTATTTCAACTTCTTCTCTATATTTCTATAGACGATCATCTTATGATGAAAGGAGTTAGACTGAGCTCATCTAACATCGTTCAGACTATATCATTCCCTTATAATAAGGGTGTGTGCTTTTCTTCCTTGCTTAAGGCTTTACTTCCTTTCGGAATAGTCGTTGATCTACAATTTGTAGAGCTGATTGTCCATTGTTTATGAATACTTAGGATTTAACCATATATTCATCCTCTAACTTGTTTCTACTTTCGTTACCTTTTCAGGCTTAGAGGCTTTAGGATATTCCAGCTTTTAACACACTTTCTTTCTCACATTACTATAAGAAAGGGCACTAACGACCGCAAACCCCTCCTTTTCTCAACTGATTTTGAAATCCGTAATTCTTCATTCCGTTTAAGAAAACATCAGCTGGATATAATTTATTATTACTTGTAGGTTTACTGTGGTCTATAGCTTCTATTTCAAATACGATATAAGATTCTCCATTTCTAATACTTCTTACTAATTCTGGAGTTAATCCTTTTATCATATATTCTGTAGCAGTACTATGGTTTCCACCGTCCCAAGAATCTGATTCTACTCCTATAGTATCAGATAATTTATCTACTTTAATAGAAGTTATAACTTGATTTAGAGGAGCTATTCTATCTTCGATTAACATTCTTTCAGTATATTGCATTATTTCCTCCTTTGTAAAATCAAATAAAAAAAGAGTGGAGAACCTCATTACGAAGTTCTCCAAATCTTTTTATATATCTTATGGTATTAATTGAGTATTATATCCATAAACAGCTAAATCTCCTGCTGCTCCTCTCAATGTGTTGAAATTGAATGTGCAGTCCATGCATAAGCTTGGAACGTTAGGATGCATAGGATTACGTTGAGCTGGGTCGTTAGTTATTCTGATAGGTGTTTCAGAAGCTAAGCAAGTTTGGATATTTGGTTCAGCAAATGAAGGTATAATATTATAAGTATACTTAATTTGGTCTGGAGCCAATGGGTTACCAGAGTTATCTGTAGTTTTAGCTTCTAAACCAGATTTATCTGTACCAACGATGATAGCAGATATAGGTGATTTAATATCGTCTCCGATAGTTAAAACATTTACAGATGCTTCTTGGTTTACTCCTAAGAATGTGTTATCTGCAGTTTCAGAAACTTCTCCTACTACAGCAGTCATCTTACCAGCAAATACACCTAAGTGGTAAGAAGAAGTAAACATTGTTAATTGTGCTTCTTTTTGAGATTGAGAAGCTATTCTGAACTTATTAGCGATAGCTTGGAAAGCTGGTCCTAATTGTACATTAATAGTTTCTAGCTTTCTTACAGATGTTGCTATTTGTAAGTCTACTGTTTGAGCAGCATATAATGTTTTCTTTCTTTCTAATTCATCTGCTTGAGTAAAGTCTTCTATAACTTTTTTCTTCATATCGAAGTATCCATTAAAGAAGAATCCTTCTTTTCTGTGTCCGATGAATTCAGTAGCCATGTTCATAATTCTTGCGAAGTAAGAACCTCCAAGTCTTTCATCAAGCACTTCAAGTTGGTCTTGTAATATAGGAACCCAGTCTTTGATTTCTGGACCAGCGTTAATATATCCTCTTTCTTCTTTTAGAGCATATTCTGGTCTAGATTTCCATAAGTTGAATGGGTCTAATATTTTGAATTCGATATCAATAGCATCTACATCGTTAGCTGCAGTTGAACCGTGAGCTTTATTACAGTCTACAACGATACTTTGGTCTTGTCCATTGAATTGGATATATAGATAGTAAGTATCTGTAGGTCTGCTTTGGTCTGGAGTTATTAATAATACTTTACCTTTGTAATCTTGTTCGTTATTAGTTTCAGTAAGCATTCTTCCAGCATTTATATCATAAATAGGACCAAATTTTTGACCATTTATTTCTAATTTTTCTACATAGAAATCTGATCTTACTAATTCATCTGCATTGATAGCTGATTTTTGACCAGCAGCTATTGTAGCTTGAGTTTCCATTACTCCGTTGTTTTCAACGAATAATAAATCACTTCTTAATTTGATAAGTTGTCTAAAGTTTGCTTTCTTTATACTTACCTTTTTAGTCATAGTTTTGAATAATTTAGAAATTCCTTCTAATTTAGAACCTGATGTATCTTGAGATTTAGGGTCGATGAATGATAATACATCTTCTCTTTTAAACTCTTTAACTATAGTATGAGTTTCAGGGTCTATAATTTGATATATAGGTACTAAAGTGTGTACAGGAATTGAAGTAAATTTATTATAAAGTTGTTTTATTTTGATTACTTTTGTGTACATTGTAGCACAAGCAGCTATCCATTGTACTTGAGTTTCAAGTTTAGGATAAACTATAGCTGATTGATATGAATATGTTTCCATACCTGGTGCTAATGGACCAACTTGAGATTCTTTTACTCCTGCGAATACAGTGAATAAAGCACTTTCTAAAGCTGCTTCAGCTTGTTCTTTTTTCCATTTAGCTCCAATAGCAGATGCTCCTGTTAATCCTTTTTTGAATGCATTGTTATCTGCATTTGTTTTTTCATTTTTTAAGTGTCTTAAAGCAGCTTGTACTTCAGTAGGAAGAGCTCCAAATTTATCTGCATTAGAAGCAAATTCTTTTGCAGCAGCTTCTAATCCTTTAGATATATCTGTTCTCATCATTTTCAATTTTAATTCCTTGTCAGTCCATTCTGATTTATTTACAGATGGAATGTACTTTCTTAAAATTGAAGCTATTTTAATAGTAGTATCACTTCCGTATTGTCCGAATGCTTTCTTCATTATGTTTGTATGATCGTTAGGATTTGCAGTCATAAATGAAGAGAAGTTTTCTAATCCTACAACCTCATTAGCAAGGACTTCTGGAATATAAGTATATTTATTTTGCATTTATATTTCCTCCTTATATATAATAATAAAAGAGGAGTTTGGTTTCTCCTCTTTTATTTTAGATTATTATTTGCTTACAGCGTCTCCGATATGAGTTTCACCAGATATAACTTTAGCAGCATCAGCAAGAATCATTTGGATAGCAGAACCTACTTCTTTCATAGTCATATTAACTATTTTCTTGAATTCAAGTAAGTTTTGAGATAGAATTCCTAATCCAGATAATAAGTTATTTCTTGTATCAGCTGGAGTTCTAGGTTCATTACTAGCTCCGTTAGTTCCGTCATCTAGTCTTTCATTTCCTAGTTTTTCTATAGCTCTATCTACCATCTTATCCATTTTTTTCCATTGTCTAAACCATTTGATATCTCTTCTAGTAGCTCCTTCAATAGATACAAGAGCTCTTTGAATTATTCTCTTAGTTTCTTCAACAGAGTGATCTGTTTCTTCTCTTAAAGTTTCAACAGTATCTTTCAATGCATCTTTAAATTGATCCATTCTATCTTTCATACCATCATTTCCGTTAGCAGTTCCACTTAATAAAGCGTTAACTATATCTGCAGCAGCTCTTGTATCGACACCAGAGTTATTAACTCTTCCTGCAATACTTCCGTATACGCATCCTTGAAGTCTGATAGATTCGTTTATTACGAATGTAGCTAATTGTTGAGGTTCTGATGTTGCATTTCCATTAGGACCACCATAGTTATTAGGTCTATATCCTCTAATAGCTTCTATGAAAGTTTCTACGAATGTAGCAGCTCCAGCTATATTTCTGATAGAGTATTCTTTATCTCTTTCATCTTCTCCAGCATGGATAGCTAATTTATTTATTTTTCCTCTATACTTTTTAGCAAGTTTAGAGTAAGATTTCCATCTTCCATCTGTTATTAAGAAGAAGTCTACTATCGAAGTTAAGAATTTCCATACTTTAGAAAGTAATTTCTTAACAGCTATGATAACGTTGTATCCTCCTCTTTTAACCATATTTACGATAGCTTCTGTTCCTAATGAATCAGAGTATCTATCGTATTCATTCATTGATAATCCTGCACTTTCTAAAGCAGCTTCTTGGTTTACTAAAGCAAATCCAAGGATGCTTGTAGAAGTTGATTCTAACCCTTCAACCATATGGTCTATGTCATCTAATGCTAATAATTCTTCAGCAACTTCAGAACCAGCATATAATTCAGGACCGAAATCATTTTCCATTCCTGACTCTAATCCTAGAGTTTCGTTTATTACTTTAATTAAATTATTCATTAATTTCTTCCTCCTTTATGTTAATTATAATGCTTTAGCTATTAACCATTTAGCATCTGTAAATAATTCGTCAGCTATTCTTACGTAATGTTTAATAAACATGTTCATGTACATAGCTGTACTATTTAGATAATATATGAAATCAGATAAAATTTCATTGATAACCATCATATGTTCTCTTCTGTTTTCTCTATTAGTGTCATTAGTTCTATCTCCTCTGAAATCATTTTCCATATCTCTTCTTACAGTTTCAAGTCTCTTAATACCTCTATCTACTTCTTTAGCGATATCTCTTCTACCAGTTCTTTGAAGGTATAGGAAGTCTAGTCCAGCAGATATATAATTGAATAAGTCCATATTTCTAACACTTCTAACATTATCTTTCCAGTTCTTTATTTCTTCAGCTATATCATCTTTATGTTCTGGATTTATAAGATGTCCGTTTACTTGAGCTGTAGCTCCACCTAATCTTCTATAGTTAGTATTAGTATCAGTGTCTCTTATAACTGTTCTATTTAAACCGTTTAAGTTACCCATATTTACAGTTCCTCCAACATCAGGATTAGAAGTAGTTCCAAGAGTTGTAGCTATATTTTCACTATATAAGTTAATAGTCAAGTATGATGCATTATAGAACGCAACAATAAAGTCAAGACCTATAACTCTTTGGTTATTAGCTCTTAAGAATGTTGTAATGTCTTCAAGGTTAGTAGATGTAGCTATGTTAGCAGGAACGTTTTGGTTATTTCCTTCTCCAGTAAAGTATCTTACTAACTCTTTTTCCATTTCTGAATCAGAATCACCTTTAGCATAAATTCTCTTAGATGCATTAGCTCTTGCTTTTTGAACATCTTTTCTAATTTTCTTAGCTTTATCTCCAAGTGATCTGAAGATTTTCTTTGTATTAGTAGTTAATCCGAATATTCTTTTTAACCAAGCAATACAAGTATTAATTAAGCTTTTTAATTGAGCAAGACCAGAGTATGCTCTTCTTTTTACTACGTCTGATAAAGCTTCTGTACCTACGATGTCTACTAAAGCTCCTTCTAATCCGAAACTTTTGTATACGTCTAATGGAGCAGCCCCTTCAACTCCACATTCTTTTTCAGCCATAGCCACATATACGTTTTCAGCAACTGATGTAGCAGCAGTTATAGCAGAAGCTTCTGCTTCATAGAACGCAGCATCTATTTCAGACTCTATACCAATTTCTTCCATCATTTCATCTAGTAATGATTTAGGTGCGTCTTCTGCATTAAAAGCACCAGCTGATTCATTACCAATTCCTAGTAATTGTTCTAATGTTAACATTAATTTCCTCCTTATATCTATTTATTTATTAGTTTTTATCACTGACGCTTGTCATACCTGCTCCTAATCTAGCAGCATCTGTTATAACAGCATCTAGTAGTGAGTTTACACTTTGCATACATTTTTGTGTGTTATTAGCAATAGCAGCCATAAGTTGTCCAGTAGCCACTACTTCGTTAAACATAGCTTCTCCCTCATCATTTCCATAATCAGTATAATCTTTAGATAATTTAGAGATAAGTTTACGTTTAACTTTTTCTAATTTTTGTGCAACTAGTTCAAAGTTCCAAAGTTTTTTATTATTTTGAGCCAATGTAACAAATGCAGTTAATGCATGTTTAACTTGCATAAATGCTTTATTATAAGGCTTTTCTTCAGGTTCATTTACAGTAACTCTTTCTGCAGAATCTCCAAGAACTTTCTTTAGTGTAGATACAGCTTCTTTATATTCTTGAACATCCTTTATAGCATTAGCAGCTGCATCATCTGCATCATTCGATACTCCGAATAGTTTCTTAATAAATGCTACGACAGTAGTCAATACTTGACCGTTTGTCTTAATAGTTTCCTTAACTATTTTTTGTAGTTCACCCTCTTTTTTCAAATCTTCTAAATAGCCATCTATATTATAAGATTTAGCTTGAATTTTTGTGTAAAATTCGCTATTCAAAGGATTTATCGAAGCTATCAAACCTCCCATAGCGATTATAGCAGCCATAAGTTGCTTTATAAGTAATTCAGCACCAGATTCAACGACCTTTTTTTCTTCTTTTAGAGTACCTGCATTTTCTTTCTCTTCTTTAACTACTTCATTTGTTTCAACTAGACCTTTAAACATTTCAGTTAGTTTATCTAGTGACCATGTAGTTACTAATACTACTCCAAGAGCTTGAATTAATCCAGCAGCAGCATCTGTACATTTTACTACTTTATTTTCGCCTTCTTTATCTTTGAATTCTTTTCCTAGTTTTGAACTCATTTCGTCCATTTTCTTTATATAAGCTTTCGCTTTGTCAAATCCAGATTTCAATGACTTACGGATATTTACTATTCCTTTGAAGAATCTGATAATCCATCCGAAAAAGAAGTTTATAAATTTCTTTATCCATAATCCCAAATTAGACTTAACTCTAGACGCCATATTTTTAACTTTGTCCTTTAGTCCTTCTGTTCCTATTATTTCTTGTAATCTTTCTTCGTCAAACATTATTATAGATGATAGACCGTCGAAATCAACTTGAGAGTCAAGTTCGTAAGAAACTTCTATGCTTGAATTCGTGGTATATTCTTGCCAGCTTTCTAACGCCTCCTTGATATTAGCATATGACTCGTAGTGGAAATCATCCATATATATTCTTTCATTCATATTTATATATCACCTCCTTCATCATCTTCATCGTTATAATTTGACACTAATGTTGTTACTTGCTGGATTTTTCTACATTTCCTACTAGCTCATTATAGATATCTTTTAGCTTAGATAAGTTTGCATATATAGAAAAATATGTAGCGAATATGTCATCGTGTGGTTTATCTATGATTACATTCAGATATTCATCTACAATATCACCCAGTCTATTATATTCTTGTATTACTTGGTCAAATAGTTCTATATGTTCTGAATCTTGTATTACTACTCTTTCACACATAGAAATATTTGCTTTTATTATATCTTGAAGTTCTAGAAATCTTTTAGGAAAGACTGCTCTAACTTGCTTATTCATATCATGTTCATCTTCAATAGTCTTCTTTCTATTTAGTTTTATCACTTTCTTTTTCTGTTTCTTTTCGTTATCATCATCGCCACCTCCGAAGAAGTCGTCTGAACTGTCATCTGAAGAGCCAAAGAAATCTCCGCCACTGTCGTCTCCTCCATCATCAAATGGATTGCCTCCACTATCTCCTCCTGAATCATCTTCTCCAAAAGGATTATCGTCTCCGCCACTAGAGTCGTCAGAACCCCAATCTCCCCAGTCATCTCCTCCAGAACTATCGTCAGAGCTATCGTCAGAAGAATTATCATCTCCTCCGCTATCTTCTCCAAATCCGTCAAATGGATTATCTTCTTCTAAAGCAATAGTCCATTTAGGATACATAAGTTCCACAGCTTCTAAACTGTAATCTATGCTTGATGGTTTGTATTTTGTTTCTCCAAGTCTTTCATATGAGCTTGAACTTTCTTTTCCAATTTGATAAGTCTGTAAACTAACTTCCGAGATTGTATCTTGATTATCCATAGTCCGATCATCGCAATTATAGCCAGCCATAAGTTTTTTATATATGTTGTCATAAGACATCTTAACCTCCTCCTTAGAAATCTGAGCCTCCAAATCTAGTTTCAACTGTATATCCTTTTCCTCCGCTATGTCCTATGTTGAAATAAGAACCACTTTGCATAAGAGCGTCTATACGTTGACGTCCGTTCATTGATAGGTCTTTATTAAATGTCATGTATCTTATTCTGTCTTTTTGAACTAAATCTCTTTTAAATTCTATGAGCTTAAGTCTTGCAAATTCCATATTATGCTTTTCAGCTAATAATCTGTCAACAGTTTCCGGGTCTCCCTCATTCTTAGCATATTCCAATTTTTGGTCATGTCTTTCAAGAAGTCCGTCTATTTTGAATTCAAGTCTTTCTATAGCTCTAAGTTTTATTTGCCTATTTGCATTACGTTTAAGTATATACATAAATGGCAAGAAGTATATCGGTCCTAATAATACAGTCCATATCCATGATCTAACAGAGTTTTCTCCAAGCATCTTAATCTTTTCTAAAACTATATCGAATTCGTCATTAAGAAGTTTTTCTTGAAAATCTAACATCTGTTCTTTTTCTAATTGATTTCTAGATTTAAGAGCATGCTTAATCGCTTGCCATAAATATCCAATTATCTTACGTGGAAGTTTTGTGATATTCATAAACACATGATATAATATAGAACCTTTTCTTATACCGAATATCTTTATCGCAGTATAAGCATCTTTCATACTTCCAACGAAACCTTCTGTTCCAATAGAACGTAATGCATAATCAACATCTTCGTTCAATGAAACCCAGTTAAATAATTCTTCTCTTATAATCGTTCCATCCATCTTTTCAATTACAAGCTGTGCGTCGTAATCAAAATAACAGCAAGAATCTAATTCCATTAATATAGTATTCGTAGCACTCTCAGGAACTTTAACAGTGATAATACTATTATCTACTACGCCTTCTGACCTAGATACCATAAGTCTTCCTTTTACAGAATTGAGATACACGAAGTTACTATGTCCGTCTACTTCTATTTGCATCGGTAAAAAGTCAGTAGGACTTATAACATCTTCTTCGTGAGCTCTATCTAGTTCTAGTATAGACTCTACTCCAAATCTTTCAGAAACGTGTTTAAATATAGCACTCTCTACACTTATTTCTTGAATATCTAATGCTGATTTTATATCGAAGTTATCTATCAATACTTTATCAGTGTCATTCGTACCAATCGCAAACTGTTCGATAAGCATAACTATTATTTCTTGTACTGTAAATGTTTGGTCTTCTACTGTAACTTTTTTATCTAAAACAGTTATAATATCATTTTTAGTCATATTTTCTAAAATCGTCATTGGTATTATTTCACCAAAATATTTATTTTTATTGAATTCTTCTGTAACACTATTTCCAAAACTAGAGATAGCTAACACTGCGTTTTGTGTAAATGTTACTGGTACGTATGTATGAAATGGTTCAAATATTTCTATCAATGTAATTGGAATAGCTTTTACGCTTATGTTTGTATTAATTGATACAAATCTTTTAATAGAAACTCCTGGATATATAGCCTGAATTAGAAATTCAAATATCTTTTGTATTTCGTAGAAATTCTCTTTTATCGGAAACGTGCTATAAGTCAAGCTTTGCATATAACCTTGATTAAAAGATCTGTATGTCATAGCTCTCTCTAATGCTTTTTCAACTATATAAGCGGAACGTTTTACTAAAGTATATTCTGCTAAATTATACATAACTAACCTCCTTTTCTATTATTATTTGTTACATATCAAGTTGTTTGGATGGTTCTGTAGTGGATTTTTTTATAAAAAAAAATAACTATATATCTATGATATATAGAAAGAATCATAAAATATTTTAGGAGGAAAGATTATGAAAAAATCTGAATTGTTTGTATTGATTGGAAACACTATGAGAAAAGCTGGAATTCATGAAGATTTAGTTAGAGGTCTAGGTTTAGAAAGAAGACTGACTATAGCTGATGATATGTCTGCTGATGTTAAGTTAGATGACGAAGACATGCTACAACTAATAAATGGATTATCTGACGCTAACACTGATAGAGTAATGTTCTGGATAGGGGCAGCTATCAGGGATTTATCTAAGTCTTAAAATATTGAGCTCTTCGGAGCTCTTTATTTTTTTTACAAATGGCGTAAATAAATGCATATCGCCAGATTTACTCCAGCGATAATTATATATTATTAGTGTGAGAATATATTATATTTATAATCTATATCTAGAAATGAGGTGATATCTATGATAGATAATACTGAACGTTTATTGAATCTTATCAATGGATTTAATAACATCGCTAGATATAATAATGCTAACAATATCCCACCGTCAAGGGAATTATTGGTAGCACAAGATTATATCAATAATAAAATTGATTCTTCTGACATATTCAATCCTCATTTAAATATTGCCTATTTAAATGATTTGAAAGTGTCAGATAAAGATGCATATGAGTTCATAATAAACTTATTAGATACCCGTGTATATCCTAAGCGTATATTATCATAAATAATCGTGTTTATGATTCTTAATGCACATTTTATCATTTATTAGATATTTTAAATTAATATATTCTCACATTAATGTTGTACTTAAAAAATTAAATATTATTATAACTATATATTATCACTCAGTCATATAGATTTCTGGTTATAAATATCATAATTCGATTCGAGGTGATAATTATGTCCACTGATGCTAAAGATTTAATGTTAAAATATTGGATTAATCTTTTAAGAGAATTCAATAAGGTCATTAGTTCTGACTCTAGAGTTATTAGAGAAATCAGAAAGTACATTAAACACGTTCAGGCTATATCTAAAGATTACGTAGATCTTGATATAGACTATTTATTGGAACTTAAAAGTTCTGATAAAGAAGTGTTTAAAACGTTAGATAAAATGATGCAGTCTACAGCTGTGTAATTTTATCTATCCAACATAATAACAAATCTAGTAAATAAAAGGAATTACTATAACTATTTATAAAATCTATATGACTTTTACTAGATTTACATTTATGATTGTAACTAAAAATTAAAACATTTTAGCTTTCATATCAAACCATTTATTTTTATTTTTTTTAACTCCATACACATCTCTAGTTCCTTTGTTAGCTCTATGTTGCTCTTCTTGTACGAAGTCAAAATACGTAGGCATTTCTCTTTCGTGTATTTGAGGAACATCTTTAAGAGCTCCGTAGTTAAGTTCGTAATGATATTCTTCTCCAGATAACTTAACTTTACGTCCATTCTTAACTTTATATATTTCTACATTTGTATACTGTTTTCCATTTATCATAGTAGGAACTAATACATATGATACTTCTCCCTCATCTTTAGTATAGTTAGCATACTCATTTGTAAACATATTCATACTTTGCATTACAGATACCATTTTAATTTTACTCATATCTACATAGAATTTGAATTGCTCTCCTACTTGCTTTCTGAAATCAGTATTGAATATGAGACTATATGCTATAAGAGTCGCTATAAGTATATCGTCATGAGCTCCTGGCTTATGGTCTATTCTTCCAGTATTCTTTCTGTATAATGTAGAAAGTTGATTAAGAGCTTCTGGATGTGAAAATGCATATGGGTATTTATCCACAAGTTCAAATAAAAGTTTTTCATATAAGTATTCTCTTACTTCTCTTTCTTTAATACCGTACGATAAATATGACGCGTAATCAAGTTTCTTAGTTGTACTCTTTACTAATACGTCTGCAGCGTGAGAAGAGAACAGTTTCTTAGTTCCAAATAAAAGAGGTTCTATAAACGGGTCTTTTGCTAAATCTGGAATTACAGATTGTCCAGGACCTTCTAATTCTATAGCTAGTATTATATTTAAATCAGGATTAGATTCTTTTAGGAATGGAATAAACTTCTTAATAAACATTGTAGTTTCAGAAGTCGTAAGTGTATTTGATTTAAACATAAATAGCTTTTCTCCACTTTCCATATCTATAGCAAAGAATACAGTACTGTCGTTTCCAGTTCCGTGAGCTAAGTCTACTCCGATAGCTATAGTTTGATATCTATTTATAAATGTATAGAAGTCTTCATTAGCAAATTGTGGAAAGAATGTTATAGAAAAGAACTTATCAAATATAAACGTATCCATAGCTTGTGATTTAGTTAAGGTAGAAATACGTCCAATTTGCTTTTGGTTTAGTAAAGCAGAGCTATCAACATCTAGCCAATCCATCAAAATTTCGGTCATGAATGCTTCTCTGTTTTCAGTTTGAGCTATACGTTGGTCAAGCCAATCTTCACCAAATCCCATTTCTTTATATCCGTATTGAACATTAAAGAAGTTCTTTTTACCATTTGTTTTTAGATATGCACACAAATCTTCATATGAATATTCAAATAGCTTAATATCGAATCTACACATTTTATTAAATATAAAGTCATACATTTCACGTCCGTGTTTAGTATTAAGTTTACCAGCAGTAGACATGTAGTGTAGTCCATATCTTTTATTAGCTTTCTCAGCACGCATTCTTGCAGTAGAGTTTGCAAGTTGCATCGCAGTAGTCATTGTAATAGCGTGTGGTACGAAAGTAATTTCGTCATTTATACCAAATTCAAAAGTTTCTCCCCGTCCAACACGTTCTGCAGTAGTTTCTGTTGTACCTGCTGATGCTATCATAATTTGATTACTTCTGAATACATTATTTATATATTTAGATTTAGGAGACGGAGTCATATCTGGTCCTACTTCCCACATCTCTTTATTTTTCTGTATCTTTTTTACTACATTATGAAACTTTAAGAAAGCAGGCATAAGATTTGCAAAGTCTATCATCATCTTTCTGTTTTTACCAGCATCTTCTGCTTTAAAGTGAGCCACTAATATTTTAGTATTTTCACTACCAGCTGCAAATTCTCCTCCACTCACACAGTTTATATCTGTAGTTTTCCCTACTTGCCGAGGAGCACATCTGAATGTATTAAAACATTGGCAGTAAAGCCATAATATAGTCCAAGTTCCTATGGTCATTTGATATTGCATTTTATTTCCTTTACCATCTACCATTCTAGCACATTCACGCATATAGAAAATCATATTCTGTCTCATTTCTACAGCTGCTGCTATTTGTAGTTCTGGAGCTAAGCTAGGACTATGCATATCTTGTCCCATAAGATTTCTATTAAATAATATCAAAGGAAGATTATGATTAAGTTGTATTCCTGTACGTTCTTTAAGTTTTTCTAAAGATAGAGCAAAAGCCACAAAGCTTTCGTTAGTCGTACTATAATCATAATATAAAGGAATGGTTAGTTTATGTTCAGGGTCATAATATATATCATAACATTCGTCCAATAATCCCTGTACATTAAACTTTATTTTTTGTTCTTCAGTAAGTTTTGTTTTATCCAGCCTATTAAAGTTTCCATTAAATATTTCTTTATACGGAAATTTAAATTCATTATCATCTGAAAGTCCTCCTTCATTTACAAAGGCATTAAAAACTTCTTCAAACATCTCTTTATATAAATTATATTCATCTTCAGATATATTTAATAATTCATTCATATCCTCTTCATACTCATGATTCTTCTTTGCTTCTATTATAACAGACTGTTGATATTCCACGTATCCTCTGTAGTCATATTTATCTATAAGTATAACTTGGTCTTGGTCAATTCCTACAGAATGCATATGTCTCATAAAGGCGACAGCTTGTTCTGTAGGTAATGTTTGCATTAAGTTATTTCTCATACTACCTCCAATTTTAAATGAGAATGGGGATATAAAATCCCCATATTAATAATCCCACTTATTTGTAGTTTTTAACTGTCCGTATAATCTAGTATTTCTTTCTTTAAATATATTTCTATCTGATAATGCATTTTGCATAGCAAATATATCAGAAGAAAGAGCTAGAAGTATAGTTGCCAAATATTCGTTATTAGTTCTATCAAGTTCAAGTTCTATGACATCTCTGAGCATAGCACATCTTTTTAGTAGTACGTGTTGTGTATCTTGACTATGAGCATTTGCTACTTCTGCCTTAAGCATAATATAATCATTTTCTAAGTCTGTGTATCTTCTTCTTTCTATAGAAGTAAGTTTTGCTAAGATACTTTGTCTTTCTTTTCTTCTAAACTCAGCAAACTTAGGGTCGGTAGGTTTAACATACGCTTCTATTCCAGCCATAGTAAACGCTGCTGGTTTCTTCGGGAAAAAAGACTCAAACGCACTTATAAGCATACCTTCATTTACACCAGCATGTTCATGTCTACGATATTTAATTTGACGATATGTTTTCATCGGCATATTCATAGCATATGGATTACTGTGAACAGTTCTAGCTCTATTAGAACATTCTTCTTTAAAATGGTCTATATATTTATCTATACTACGTCTCATTAGATAATCTCTAGATCTAAGTCTAGACATTCCTAAGTTTACTAGATTCATTACTTTCTTAGAACCTAAGTCTACTTGAGCTTCTGCTTTAGCATAATCCATAAGAGTGTTTAAATCAACACCGTATTCTTTAAACGATGTAAGATTATTAGCAACACTATATGCCCATTTAGCAAGAGTAAGTTCTAGTAACGCTACAACATCTCCATCATTAAAGAAGTCTTTGTCGTACTGGAATTTATTATAATATAAGTGTATACAAGTTCTCATATTATATCCGTATGCTATTATTTTAGAAAGTATACATCTACGTATATCTTCCACTAGATTTTCATATGCCACTCCAAACTTATCTTTAATAGAAAGCATTCTTATAAATGTTGCAGACACATCTAGTATTACTACGTTATTAGTATCGTACTCTTCTCCAGAAAGTAATGTCTTATTCCCATCATAGATAAATACAGCTAAGTTTCTATCAATATCATATCCTGTTTCGTTTTCTCCTATTACAGCTGATTCTTGCATATCTCTAACGATATCGTTATAGTCGTGTCCTATTTCTCCATACTTAGGATTACCATATACGTTTACTCCTATTCTAGCATGACGTACACAACGACATTCATAATCTAAAATAGATAAGCAACCTTCAGGACTATCTTCTATTATAAGTTTTAATATATTTGGAGATAGTCTATCTCTAAACTCATCCATAACTACATCTTTATGACAACGTTCTTTATCATCAGATTGAGCTATAGCATTTTTTAACTTAGCTAAGTCTATTAATGCTTCTGCGAATATATTAGAAACTAACATAATAGCTTCTTTATATTCTTCGTGAAATCTAATTTCATAACTATTAAGTTTATCTATCAATTTATATTCCTCCTTTTTTATTTATTGATATTTTACATATATCTATTGTTTGGGCTATTTTTGAGCAATTTTTTTAAGTGAATTTTAGCTATA